ACCTCTGGATATGCCGTAAGGCAAGCACGTTTGGTCGATGAATTAGGAACCAATCTCTCGTTGAGAGAATGGCAATCATCTTCAGTGATTGCCAGCTTCAATAAATTGCAATAACTTAGACAAAAAAAGCCGGCCAATTGGCCGGCTTTGTCAACGTCTTTAACCGTTTAATCGATTAGGGAGTTGTAGTAACTGTCAGGTTAGCACCCTTCAAGAAGTCATCTGCGTTACGCACAACGACTAGCTTGTAGTACTGAGAACCTTCTAGTGGGTTGGAGACCATGCCGTAGCGGGTCCGTGCACCAATTTCCATGGTGAAGGTATCCACACGAGATGGAACCTTGGCCAGTTCGATTGGAATGTAAGGGCAGTAGATCAGACCGGCATCTGCTGGGTGAGTACCCTTGTAACCAACTAGGAAGTAATCCACCTTGGCATAGGTATCACGGAGTAGAAGCTGCTGGCCATCATTGATCAGGCCGACCTTCTGGAGGGCACCAACTGCGCTTGCAGGAACTGAAGGCATACCAGTGCTATTGCTCACATACTTGTTCATACCAAGCACGCTTAGGATAGAACAAATCTTAGGCGAAGCAATCACGAAGTTGCCAGCCGCCCGGCGGGTATCAATCGCGATTTGGTTTGCCACAGCATTGACCTTGGAAAGTAGAGCAATCACACGAGCGTGCTGGTCGAAACCAGAATAGTCATGTGCATCAATGCTTTCCACACCACCACCAACAACCGCCAGCTTGATCAGCTCGGTTAGGATTTGGCGGTCAATTTCCGCGCCAATTTCGAAGGTAAGGATATTGATCAGTTCAGTTTCCACGTTAATGGACTGCATGACTTCCATATCTTCGGCAAGTTCAGGAGACCAGTGGGCACCTAGCTTACGAGTACGAGCAACGACTTCCTTACGTTCGAAGCCGAAGTTGACTGTAGGATAAGTACCATTGAACAGGTTTGCATACTGAACTTCTAGGGTATTTTCAGCACCAACACCTAGGCGGCGGTTTGCAGGATCAATCCCACCAGGGCCACGAACGGCCGAGGCACCTTCAAACCCGAGCACACCAGCGAGTTCGTCGCCAGTAACATCATCACTGCCACTACCAAGACCATTAACGACGGCGTCTTGGAAAACAGCTGTGTCACCAGTTGCATTTAGTGACTGGGAGTCATAAGGCTGATCGCTGTTGTTCAACCAGCTGGTTGATAGCCGAGGAGAACCGGTGTAAGAAGCATCAATTGGATCGAAACCAATTTCTGCAGTTGTTTCACCTGTACCACTACCAACCCAACCATTGTTATTCAGGCGAGCGCGTAGAGCAAGAACGAAGCCGATTGGGCCGTTCATAGCCTGCACACCGACTAGTTCGTGAGCAATTAGCTCAGGAAATGACCGGCGAAGAACAGGCAAAACGATCGTAGCCAATGTGGCTGGGTGACCGTTCAGGTAATTGCCCTGATTTGTAGGAGTCGCAACCGTGGTAGCGGGGGAGCCGATTGAGTGATTCACGTTGCCCAATGAAGGGAACGTGGTATTTTCACAAATCAATAGGCCCTTGCGCTTCAAATCGCGGGCGGTGTTTTCAAGAACGCGGGATAAGGTCGTCTTGATAAGAGCGCCTTGAATAGGACTACCTTTAGCAAGAACTGGTCCCCACTTCTTGGTAAGTTTTTTATCTGAGAAGTTTGTAATCATCTTTTGTTTTTATCTCTTGTTTATTGTTGTTTTGTTAAATATTTTTTTAACATTTATGCACTTAACAGTTTTTTGATAGTACTATTCATGCACAATTAGTATTTATCCCGGTTTTTCCAGAAACCCAATAAAAAGATGATCTAACTTAAAAGACAGATAGCTATTTAGATCACCGAGGAACCCGGCTTAATGTGAACTACTGTTTGACTAAAGATCAAACGGTTTTCTCAGCTGGGAGATATAAACCATGAATCCAGTGACACTCCACAGGGCAAGCCCCGTGGCTTCTGCTTAGTTTTCTAAGCATTCTTTTTCTTGTTTCAACGACAGCTCTAACGAACTATCTCCACAAGCGTTAATTCCGCTGTGCCCCAGCGTATTTATTCCTATATTTCTAATATTTAGAGATGCATTTAAATCTCTATCTATAGAGATGCCGCAATTTGGACAATCAAAAATTCTTTTACTTAAAGGCATTTCTTGAACATATCCGCAGTTTGAGCATGTTTTGCTTGATGGAAAAAATCTGTCAATCTTAAGGTAATACTTAAAACTCCATTTGCATTTGTATTCAAGTTGTCTATTGAACTCCGACCATGAAACATCGCCGATTGACTTAGCTAAACAATGATTTTTCATCATCCCTTTAATGTTTAAATCTTCTACAAAAATCCCATCATAATTCTTGGCTATCGAATTAGAGGTTTTGTGCAGAAAATCCTTACGTATATCTCTTATTTTGTTGTGAATCTTTCTAACTTTAAGCCTTTGTTTAAACCTGTTTTTACTCCCCTTTTGTTTCTTGCTAAGTTTCCTTTGTTCTTTTGCCAACTTATTTTCATATTTTTTAGTATGTCTGGGGTTGCTTATGACAGTTCCATCAGACAATATTGCAAACTCTTTTAAACCAACGTCACAACCAACAATATTATCACATTCTTTTGCTTTATCTGGTATGGTATATTCACACAAAACGGAACAATACCACTTATCACCATCTTGTGAAATCGTGATTGCTTTAGGTTTGCCTTTCATGGCTCTGTGTTTTGTCCACTTTACTTCTCCAATTTTAGGTATGAAAACAAAACCTTTTCCCAATCGCCATTTTTGAGGGCATGTAAAACTATCGTTTAACAACATTTTCTTTTTAAAAGAGGGGAATCCTTTTTCTTTCTTAAATGAATCTTTCAACGCCTTATCAAATTGTCGTAAAACCATTTGTAAAGATTGTGAAAATGATTCCTTAAGGAAAGTGTACTCTTCTTTAAGTTTTGGTAACGAAACGGCTAATTCGTGATAAAATTTAAATTTACCAGTTTCTTTATAATAATCTTGGTTTGTTTTGAGGGCATAGTTCCATAAGAATCTGGCATTACCGCCACATTGAAGCAAGGATTCCTCTTGCTCTTTAGTCGGTAAAATCCTGTATTTATAGCCTCTTTGTACCAACATATTTTACTTCCCCTTTTGGTCTGCAATATATTTCTTGATTGTTTCGGCAGAAACATTCCCAACCGTGGATATGAATTTACCTACTGACCAAAGAGAACCACATCTACCATAAAAAGATTTTAACTTTGGGTATTTCTTAAACAGTTCGATAGCAGTAATACTTTTAAAAACTCTTACTATGTCTATTGGAGCAACAGTCGGTTTAGCACTAACAAATATATGAATGTGGTCTGGCATTACTTCCATCTGTATTATTTCGTATTCATATCTATTTGCCACATCTATAAATATTTCTTTCAAACTGGTTTCGATATTCCCCTTTAAAACAGAATATCGAAACTTTGGACAGAAAATAATGTGATATTGACACAAATACTTGCAATGTGATGTTGACTTATATTCACTCATTTTTCTGTTTCTTCTAATCCATATTTTTCTTTAATAGCTCGTCTAATTAAATCAAGATAAGTTAGTGTACTTTCTTCCTCAACAGAAAAAACTCTTGCAAGTCTCTCTAACTCTTCTTTCCATTCTTTGGGCAAAGCTATGTTTATTTGAGTATTCATTGTTTGTCTCCTATTTATATACAATATACTATCATATTTAGAATATGTCAAGTATGTTTAAATTATTTTACCAATTCATCCCCGCCGCAAGCGGACGGGGTTTTCTTGGCAATTCCTGATAACCAAGAAACGCCCACCCCGTATAATTAGTTATGAAACTTAGTCAACTAATCAAGAGTGTTCGTAAAGATCTAAATACAACGTCAGCTGCTCAAACTGATATTACCAAGATTAAAGAGTGGTATGACACGGGAAGTTACTCATTAAACCGGGTTATTTCCGGGGACATCTATAAGGGAGTTCCATCAGGTAGAATTTTTCAAATCTTTGGGGACTCGCAATCAGGAAAATCCCTGATTGCCTGTCAAACCGCGGCCCTTGCCTTGAAAAATGGCCAGATTGATACTATTTTCTTTGTAGATAGTGAAGGTGGTGGAACCCAGATTTTAGAAGGTCTCGGTGTAGATATGGAGAAGGTTGAATATATTCCTGTATCTTCAATCGAGGAATGCTCTGTTCAAATGTTAAAGCTTTATGATACTTTCATGAAAGCTAGACAAGAATATGTTGAAAATCCAGATAGCAATGATGATATTCGAGCTATCGTGATTCTAGATAGTTGGGGCGGATTATCTGCAGACAAGTTAGTCGAAGATGCTGTCAAAAAAGACAAGCAAGTTCAAGATATGGGGTTAGGTGCTAAGTTAAAGAATAACCTAATATCTGGATTAATGATGCGGGTGGTGCGTTCTGGTGTTTCATTGTTTATTCTCAATCACACCTATGAAAACCCTGGTGCAGTATTTGTCTCGAAAATCAAGCCAATTCCTGGTGGAAAAAAGATTGAATTTGCATCTCATATCATTCTTCAATCTACAAAACTTCTCATTAAGGCCGATAACAAGGAATTTCTAACAGGAACCGAGGATGAAGGTTCTGAAGCAGGATTCTATAAAGGCAATCGATTGAATTTCTTCTGTGTAAAGAATCGAGTTGCTAAACCTTGTTTTTCAGCAGATGTTTATGTAGATTTTGATGCAGGCATCTCAGTCTATGATGGCCTAATCGATGACGCCATTAAGATGGGGTTTATCAAGAAGGTTCATGGTGGATATTCTGTGAAGTCCTATAAAGATGGTGTTAAGGTTACCTATAAGAAGTTGATATCTTCGCCTGAAATTTGGGATACGTTTATTGACGAATTTAACAAGCAGTCAATCGAGTCGATGAAGTTTTCAAAGACAATTGTCGAAATGATTACTGAAGAAGAGGAGAAACTCGGCCTAAAGAACGGAGGACAGGATAAAATGGCCGATATCGAAGAAGTTGAGGTTGAATGATTTAGATTAAAAACAACCAAAACTAAAAATACACGGCCATCCAAATGGATGGCCGTTTTTAATAAGAAAAAAAGAAAAGAAAAAGTGAAATTATTCGGGAGTTTCTTGGTCTAGTTGCCCATTGGCTATAATAGACTCTGCCATATCTTGAAAACGAAATACAGCCCTGGCGTGTCTTGGATTTCCAATCCTAGAATTAACTTTTTTACCCGATTTTGGCTGGTCATTGACTTTTATCAAACTAGTTGATTTACCTGCTAATTCACAAACCAGCTTTGCAATAACTTGAACATTAGTCGGAATACCTGTACAAACATTAATGATATCAAATAACAAAAAATACTCCGGCAATTTCAGCATAATCTGCCTCAAACACCGAGCAATCATTTTGGCGACATCACTGACATGAACTAAATCCATATATGCATCTGGATTTTGAATTGTATATTCCTGTCCCTTTTCAATTGTTTTAATCAGTGAAGGAATAAGCATGTCCCCATTTTGGCCAGGACCAAATACCGTAAATGGACGAAGCCAAATTACAGGTTTTCCAGTTTCAACATGCCAACTATGGGCCTTTCGACAGGCGGCATATTTGTAAAAACCGTAAGGAAAGATTTCCTTTGGTGGATCAGCAGGCGGTTTCAAATCAGATTCTTCACAAGAATTAGGAGTATTTTCTCCATATTCAGCCGAGGATCCAATCCCAATAACACCTAAAATCCTATCTTTATAGGTGTCTAATAATTTTGAAAAATCATTAGCTGCTGCTTGTTGGGCAAGTGTATTGTTTCGTTCTGACGCTGGGGCCCAAGCAGCATGAATCAAATAGAATGGTTTCGAAGGAAAGAGATCGTATTCAATGCCTTCATCAATAAGGCCGTTTTGAATCTCTTTTAGAAGCAATTTATATTTGTAGTATTCTTGCTTCCATATTGCAGAATCAATGACAATAAAATCAATATCAGGCTTTTCAGGGCCATAAACCTTAAGAAGATAATCCAAAAGATTTCTTCCAATAAATCCAAACCCACCCGTTAAAACAACTGTCGGTTTTTCTTTTATTGTCGTGTCAGTCATTTTATTGGCCCCTCTTGAAAAAAATTATTCGTTGATTTTGTATTGAGAAAATACCTGTTTGCATTTACTTAATGCACTTCGTTTTGCCAAAGAAACTTGGGAAACTGGAATGCGAAGTTTTGTGCTTACCTTCTTTAAGGTATATCCACCCATTACATGAAGTTCAATCACTTTTTGTTCAACAATAGTTAGAACCTTGTCTGAACACATCTGTCCATAAATTCGCTGGATTGATTCAATCAAATCATTTTCAGCACATTCATCAGATGGGGAAGAACTATCATTACTTTGTGGGCCATCAACATCCACAACTGGAGCAAATGTAGCAGACAGTTTGCTTCGAGGATTTACTTGGCCCGTACTGCTGCTAGAAAACAACAAGTCTCCTAACTCAATTCCTGTGCCATCTCCTGAATCAAGAATTGTATTCAAAGAAATTGCATTCACACCAACTACTGGTGATTTTGAATAGAAATTGGCAATAATGTATTTGAATACCCAGGCAGTTGCGTAAGTATTGAATTTGATGTTTCGAGTTGGATCAAATCGATCAGCTGCAACCATCAAGCCATAACATCCTGACATCAATAGGGCCGCTGGATCACTTGTCCTATTCACATATCGACGTGCCTGATTCATCACAATCCGAACATTATGATTAAAAAGCAACTGTCGAAAATACTTCGGTTTGCGCTTGAAGTATTTCTTGGCAAGTGCCTGTTCATCAGCTTTTGTTAGAAGTGGATATTGTTTAGCAATATTGGTTAGCACTTCAAGGGTATCGTAATAATCTTGGTTTTGAACTTTTTTCTCAGCCATAAATCTTTTCTCTCCTTATTATGCTATAACTCTACACTATTTTATGTAGACTGTACACAAAAAAGTGATAGCAAACTTAAAGAAAAACCGAGAATTTTTTATCAATGCCGGTAATGCCGGCTTGCTTGTTTAATCTCGCGGATAGCCGGATCATTCGATATTTCAAGATTTGTTTGAAAATCTTATGGGGCCGGTGAATTCCCTGTTCTAACTCATTAATGAATTTGCTTGTAGCATTTTGCATGCCATTCAACCGTTTCCGGATAAAATCCTCATCGTCAATATTGGCAAAGATTTCTTGGATGGTTTGGTCACCAAATAGTGCATCAAAAACCTCGGCCAACTTCTTCTTGCCAGCATTCATGCCAACAAATGGCAAGCATGTGTACAATTCTTTTAAGGTTAATCCTAGCAAAGACTTGTCTCGGTTTTGAATAAACTTTGTTTGAGTAGCAGACTGGCCCTTGTCACCAGGAAATGGATCAATTACTAAATATTCTTGAATGGTTTTAATGCCAAGTTTTTCTAACAATGCCGCTTTAATGCCCTTTGTCTTAGTCATATTTAGAAAATAAACTAAGCGGCCTAATTCAGCATCTGGACATTCATAATTTGGGCAAATAGGAAGATTGCCACTTAAATCTAATTTTGTGCCACAGGTATTGCATTTTTTAGGGGGTTCAATTTTCTTTAATCCTAGCTTCATTGCAGCATCATCATCAGCGGGTCGATTAAGAACTTCAGCGATTTGTGGAATAATATCACCGGCCTTTTTCACCAAAACTTCAGACCCGATATACAAGCCATTCGTGGAAATGAAATTCATATTATGAAGTGAAACTCGCTGAATAGTTGATCCACCTAAATCTACCGGCTCAATAATTCCAACGGGACTGAATGCACCAGTCTTCGAGGTCTTTTGCCATTCAACATCAATCAACGCTGTCTTTGCAAACAATCGATTCTTTTTAATGGCCACTTGTCCATCAGGGCGGTATTTCGTGTAGTCATTGACAAATTGTTCTGCATCACAAATAACCAGGCCATCATAAACAGCATCTAGCTTGCTATCTTCTAGAATACTGTCAAAATATGCTTTATAGTTTAGATTATATGCAATTGTTTTTTCTTTGGATTTAACAACATTCAACACCGAAAAATATGGAGGAACAACAAAGTTCTGGGCTCGCAGTTCTTCGAATTCTTTCAATTTTCCGCATTTCGCTCCCATAATTTCATAGGCTCGAAATGAAATTACTCCCCATAATTCAGATTCAATAATTATATCAATCTTTTCAATCTTTCTAGACATAATCCCAGCAACAGCATTCCTAGGATTCTTAAATCCAAATTGATCCTTGATCAATTCAAATCGATCATTAGGAATAATCAATTCACCTCGAATAATGACTTCATCAAATGGCATATTCTCGGTAGGTGTAATTTTAACAGGAATATCCGAAATATATGGAAGATAGTGAGTGAACTCGGGACCAGATTCACCATCACCTCGACCAATAATACCAGAAAACTTCCCTGCAATATAAATCACGGCCGCTGAAATGCCATCTAATTTCCCTGAAACGAATAGATGATTAGATGGAATATGTTTGACAAGAAACTTATTCAAGCCTTCACTATCTTCATACTGAAGCTTTTTCAAAGAGCCCATTTGATACTTGTGGGCAATTTTGTTTTCATTATCAGACAGGATTTTTCCTTCGTTTAATTGAGGAATCAGCCATTCATATTTCTGGTAATCTAACTTCTTTAATTCCTCCAATAAACCATCAAATGCTTCGTCAGACATAAATGGATGGCCTGCTCTATACGATGTATTTGCAGCAATCAATCGATGGGCTAATTTCGCGGCGGAATTAATATCAGAATGTTGTTTGGTTGACATAAAGAAAGTTTTCTCCTTTATAGATTATACGGCTGGTTAGGATTTAGATTTAATTCCCGGGGTAAACTAAAAATTCACAATTCTAACATGAAATTAAACCAAGAAAAAAAGAGGGCGCCCAGAGGCGCCCAAGGATTAACGAAGAAAGATAAGGCTATTAGAAGGGAAGATCGTCATCATCCTCATCCAATAGATCGTCGATTATATCACTATCTTCCGCATCGACTGCATCCAATTCTGGTTCTCTGGCACCGGCCTTTTCTTCGTTATTTAGTTCCACGGGCTGAGTGGATTTAGTCTCTTGCTCATCATCTAAGTCTAGATCATCTAATGATAAACCCATATTATCCGGATCATCACCGACTTGATTGAGCAATGGATCTTGGGCGGTATCCTTAGATCCATCAGTCTCGCGGGGTTGTCCACTGCCTTCTTGAACCGTAGTTTTTGTATTAGAGCTGCCCACATCTTCTAATTCGCTTACATCAATATCATCATCCCGTTGCTGTAAGCAATACTTCTTATAGAAGGTTTTTAGCTCATTTAGTGTGGGTCCCGTATAGTACAGTTCGGCCAGTGGAAATTGTGTTTCAATATTTTCTGCTGTAATGTCGCCGATTGTATATGGCGTTTTGCTGAACCCCATTTGCTTCACTTCGACAGCATTATAGGTATACTCTTTTTCGGTTCCTTCGTTTTTGACTTTTGTAACCTTTTCTGCGCGGATTACAAAATCAACAGCATCTACTCCATTGAATACATTTAGTTTCTTGTTCTGTTGTGCATCAATGATAATTTGCCGAAAACGATTATATGTATCACGATCACTAAAAGACAACACCCGAAACTTCTGGTTATTCTTGTCCCAATTAGGATCACTAATTACATACACAGGAACCAGGGCTTCCCAAGCACGCTTGAATCCACGAGCATGTCGCCCAGCGATTTTATCTGTATACTCCGACTCTTTCCAAGAAATAAAATTATTGTTTGAAAACCGGCAAATCGGACAATCATCAAATGGATTACCTTGCCATTCTACAAACTTGCTTGTAGGACAAACAATCTGGTAAGAGGCCCACTTTTCCTTGCCATCATTCTCGACCTTGGTTTCCCAATACGTATGAATATATCGTTCAATAAACGGGCCAGTTCGACTTGATTTATCTCTAAACCAAAGAAGTCGCATCCGATAAAATTCATTCGGCTCTGAAGGACGAACATATAGTTCCATTCGCTTTAGCCCGCCATCTCCATCAGCACCTGTAGTAAGGGTCAATTCTTCATTTACAAAAGTGCACATATCTAAGTTTTTTCTCTCCGTTTCCTGTTAGATTAACATTTTGTTTCAATATATTGTACTGCGTTTGGGGTATCTCGAAATACATTTTTGAAAGCAAAGTTCAATTTATTCAAAATCAAATCTTGATTATGCTTGATCAACCTGAAAGTCTGTTTTGAAAACAGGGCTTTTGGGGATTTCTCGGCGTATTCAAAAATCTCATCTGGAAATGTTGCTAATACTACATCATTCAATTCTCCAGAATAATATAATTGTGCAATCATATCATTATCAATCAGATACTTAATGAGACTGACAATCGGTTCTTTAGGATACCTCCGATATTTGGCGAACTTTTTACACCCCTCTTCAAACAAGATAATCGTAGTCGTATTGACTTGATGTTGGTCATACCAAGACTTAAACTTAGAAATAAGCACTGGTGTAAAAAATCCCGTTATTTTTTCTGGAGAAGATTTTCCTACAGTTTTTGGATCATAATGATGATAGGCCCACCAACAGAAAAACTTGATAACCGCCCAATTTGCAGAAAATGGCAAGTCTTTTTTTGACTGGCTAGAAAAATATGACCATGCAGGCCAAAGCATTTTTCGAAGACGATTAAAAGCTGGGGTTTTCATGTTGATGTTCTTGAACTTCTTGAAAAAGGTTTTTGACCGGTGACGAGTCAAAATAGGCCGAAGGCCCTTTGTAGATGGCCTGAAAAACATGACAAATTTGACAACATCATCTAAGGTGACATTGTTGCCATATCGTTTTTCTAATTCAATAACATATAGTTCAAAAACTGTCATAATCAATTATACCCGGCCAAATGGCCCGATTAATAATCAGATTGAAAATCAAGAGATTCTAATGCAGCGAGAATTTTTCGACGGATTACTTTAGTTCTATTTGGTAGTTTATTATGTTCTGCCAAAAATCTTAAGGCCGCTCCACAAAGTTCCTTTGGATTCATATTCAAATATCTTAACAAATCCTCGACTTTGTCTGTTGGCCCTTCTAAGAATTTGATAAAGTCATCTATAGATAAATCAGTAGGATTCGCATTATCAAAAACCTTAGAATGAATAATTTGGTTGATTTCGTCTATAGCAATTAGAGATGTTGGGTCTTCTTGATAAAACGCCCAAAAATGATAGTTTGGTTTACCGGCACTCAGCTTAGGTTTTTTATCCTGATCTATTCGACTATCTTTTCTTTGTCTCTTTATTTTTTTCATATTGTCACCCTGCATCAAAAAGCGTAAACATTGAATCATCCATTGCAGATGGAAGTGGCGGGCCAGATGATGAATTGTCACTTACATGTTTGCCACTAATATCTGTCAAAACCAAAGTAGTTGGATGAAGTTTGAATGGAACAACTCGGCCTACTTCCCCACCTAATCTATTTTTCAAAACCTTGCAACAAATCAAATCACTTTGAACCGAATTTTCAGGCTTAAAGAGGCCGCCAATAAAATCGCAAGTATGAGAAATTCCTCGACTTTCTGAAATATGTTCCATGCCAACATTAGCATTATTCATGCCCTCAGTATTAACTTGGGCGGCCGTAATAATTGGAACTTCGAATTTATAGCTTAATGCCCTGAATTTTTCTGAAACCTCTAATCCACCTTTGAACATATTGTCACCAGTCGAAATAACTGGCATAACTAGATTCAGATAATCGATAATAATAGCATCTGGTTTAATGCCCTTTAGAACAATTAAATCATTCAAATATCTCTCAATATGAACTGTAGTAATTGTTCTTGGTGGGAAGTCTTTAATAAACAATCTAGCATTAGGATAATACTTTGAAAATGCTCGGATTCTGCTCTTTAACGTCTCTTCTTGATTGGCAAGATCATTGATATCTAGATTTGAAATGTGTGCATCAAATCGTTGTGCATAAACATCCTCTGACATTTCAAGAGAAATAACAACAACAGTTTTATTTTGTTTAAGAAAATTAACAGCGATATTAGAAAGAACTAATGACTTCCCTAAACCTGATTGTCCTATGAATAGATATAGAGATTTCCCTAATGCAAGAAAACCTCCATGGGTTAATTCATCTATTCCGTCCCATCCAGTTGGCAGCTTTGATCCTGGATTAGATAGAACTTCAAAGTGGTTATTATAGGCCTCCTCATTAAAATAATCAAGGCCCAAATTTGTTGGGGTAAGTTCTAGTTGTTGAACATAGGTTAATCGATCTAAACATTTTTCAACAGATTTTTCTGGATCTTTTTCCAATCCATTGATGCTGTCAACAATTGCTGACCATGCAAGTTGGCGTTTGAAAAAATCTGTTGTTGTATCATGCAAGAAGTCTTCTTTACAGGATAAAATAACATCTGATATTTCGTTTGAAAGTTGNTGAATAGTTGATTCATTTAGATCGGTTTGATTTCCTCGTGGAGAATTCGCATATAATTGAAGAAGTTTATTGAATTCAGGGAGGGTAATTCCTCGATCATATTTCTCAACAAACTTGAGAATCAATCTAGCTGCAAGACTTTTTATATCAGAACGAATCAGCCGCTTGTTAAAATCCTTAAGAATGATTTTTGAAAAGTTCGGGTCTTGAATAAGACGAGCAAGAAACCAAGTCTCCAAAGTATTTTTGTCTAATGTGAGATTGGTGTTTAAGTTAGTCATCAAAAGATTATACGTGCGGGGAAAGATTTCTTGGATTTGCTTGACAAGTTAAAACAAGAGAGTTGGTTATTTTAACTTGATCTAGCAAATTAAAATAGAACTTTCTCGGCTAATGAATTAAATGGTTTGTAGATATACCGAGGTTTGGGTGGGGGCGGAGTAGATGGTGGAGTGGAGGCGGAAGTAGATGGACTAGGGGTAGATTTTGTCTTTGGTTCTGCGGCTGGTCCACATGTTTTAATTCTCACGCTAACCTTGCGATAATCTACTGGCAAACCCGCGAAATAATCTTTATCAAAGATTTCTTTAATTTCTTCAATAGTGCTAGGAATGGATGGAATTTCTGGCATTTCCGGCATTTTCGGCATTTCTGGTATTTCAAACACGACAGTTTTCTTCTTAAACTGATTTTCTTTGTTTCTTTTATTATTATTCATTTTTATCTCTTATTTTCTTCTCTTAAAAATTGGTGGGCCCTGTAGGACTTGAACCTACGGCCAGAAGATTATGAGTCTTCCGCTCTGACCAACTGAGCTAAGGGCCCACTGGCAGGCCCTATAGGATTCGAACCTATAACCTCAGGATTAGAAGTCCCGTGCTCTATCCAATTGAGCTAAGGGCCCATGCCTAAATTATTATACTTCGGTAAATAGTGAAAAGATAGAGGAAGATAAAGAGCGAAAGCGAGAGATAACCACCTATATGCCAGCAATGATGGGACATTTTATGATGCTGCCACGACCCAAAAAAATCTGGGGCGGTGGACAACTTAAAATGAAAATCAGTTGGATTCCACATGAAGATAGTGTATGGTGGGGAAGTTTTACAGGTAGTGCAGAATCTCAAAATATGACATGGGATTATCTACTCGGAAAACCCCTGTTTTTTCTAAACTATCTCGGTACAGGCGGAGTTGTAGATGTTGAATTCTGGTTTGGATATTCTACTTCTGAAACCTGCCCGCCAATGTCAGATGTTGGTGCTTGGGATTTTTTTGACAAGATGGAATGGTTGGGGGCAGTTCCCCCAGAAGATGCTAGAGATTCTCGCAGTTATGAAAATATCAATACTGGATACCGAGATTGGCGAAAACATGTTTCAACAATTAACAGCAGTGCGATGTGGGTATGTGCTGGCGTAAAACATCCTAATGGTGGACAAACAGAAATTCTTATGACCGGACAAGTAATCCGAGACAGCACTCCTTAATATGACAAAACAAAAACAAATTTCTGAGGTCAATCCTCGTAAAAGATTGATTTCTGCTGAAGACGCCCATTTAATCGAACTTCAAAAAGCCTCTATTAAAAAGGCCAATGAAAAAGAAATTATTACTAAAGACGAGCTTGTTTGGCGAGTCAATGAGATAAAGAAGTGTAAAGAAGATATTACATACTTCGCAGAAACCTACTTCAAAATCATTTCTTTAGACCACGGCTTAATGACCATCAAGTTGTATGACAAGCAACGCGATTTATTGAATTTCATCAGAAACAATGATCGGGTTATTGTCTTGTCATCTCGTCAATTAGGCAAATCTACGACATATTGCATTTATGTAATGTGGCTCATGTGTTTTTTCCCTGACATGTCTGTAATGATTGCTGCTAATAAACAGGACAGCGCAATCGAAATGATGAGCAAGATTCGATTGGCATACGAGTATTTGCCTTATTGGATCAAACCCGCGGTGATGAAATACAATGTCAAACAATTGGCATTTGCAAATAACAGCCGAGTAGCGGCATTTGCAACTTCATCATCTGCTGGCCGATCATTTTCTTGTCAGGTTGTTATTCTAGATGAATTTGCGTTCGTTCGTCCAAAAATGGCCAGCATGTTTTTTGGATCAGTTTATCCTGTTGTTTCATCTGCTAAAAATTCCAAGGTGATTATTGTTTCTACACCAAATCCAGAAGAAACAATCGAGGTGAATATGTATCACCAACTCTGGGAAATGGCTAATAATAATGCGGCTGTTGGAAATATAGAAGGTTGGAAACCATTTAGAATGGATTGGTGGGATCGGCCAGGACATGATCAAGCCTGGAAAGAAAAACAAATTGCTTCTATTGGAATGGCTAGATGGTTAAGTGAATTTGCAAATGAATTCTCTTCTTTAGCAGCCAATCGATTACTCCCAGATTCAACTATTCAAAAAATCCGAGGATCTGTAAATGTTGATCCGCCTATTATTGAAATTGAATCTGCAACTTCTCCAACTCCTTGGGAATTGCATGTCTTTGAGCCATTTAGTTTAAGCAAAGTTTATGTGGCTGGAGTCGATATTTCAGAAGGTGTAGGGGCAGATTTCAGCTCCCTCCAAATTCTAGATGTAACAAATACTACAGATATTAAACAGGTGTTGTCATTCAGTTCGGATATTATTTCGATCAATGAATTCGCGGCCCTATCTGCCAGAATCTTGAATTGTTACAATTGCCCGCCATTATTAGGTGAAGACAATGGCGTAGGAGCAGGATATTTTGATATTCTTATCAAGACTTTTAGATATCCGAATGTTATTCATTACCAAGGTTCTCCTGGAATTCATACTACAAATCGCTTAACATATTCAGCCTGCATGTGGATGAGGGACTTATTGACATCACCAGAAGTAAAAATCTCTCTAAGGGATGCCAAGACAGTCAATGAACTGTCAGCATTTGGAAAGAATGGCAGAGGAAATAAGTTTAGTGCGCCAAAAGGAACTTATGATGATGCAGTATTTGCTTTATTGTGGGCGCTGTTTGCAATAAAACCTAGGGTTGCAGATGATAAATTCTTGTTGATTGAAGAGGGATTTACACAAATCGGAACAAAGATTCCACTACGATTTGCTTTTAATGGGGTTCGCCACAAGCTTCCAGATTTTGCAAATGATTCACTACCAAACACAATTGCTAATGAAATAACAACTAAAGGCAGATTAAAAAGATATAAGGAAAGTTGGCATTCAACAGCAAACTTCAATGATAGGAAAATTGTAAATGCCGAACCAGACCCACCATTCTTTATTGCTGGATACGGCCCAGGCCATAATTCGGGCAATTCAGTACTACGGGCAATTCAAGAATGGGAAGAGGGGGATGATGGACCGAGTTGGTGAAAGGAACAGGCAGATTAAACACCAGACGCATCTGGCAAAATCATTCTAGCAATCTCTTCTTGGGAATAATGAACTAGCCCCTCCCCATCTAAATCTGAAGCATCGGGGTCTCCCTGCTTAGACATATCTAATTCGTGTTTGTATTTAATAAGCTCTTTTCGTTGGGCAAAATTAAGAATAGACAATTTCACTCTATGAATAAATGCCTGTTCTTCACGATAAACAGCCATTACCTCTGAAATTGTTTCTCGAGTTGATCGAATGAATTCCGCCGCCGCCTCGATCAATTTAGGGTCTTGAACATCAAATGAACTAAGTTGTACGAATAATGTTTCACTGATTTTCTTCGAGATTTTAATCAACCCCACCAAGTCATTTAGGGCGGGTGTAATGTTATTGATATATGCCTGCCCGTCTTGGCCTTCATAATAAACGGCCTTGATTTTTTCTATATTTGCAATCTCTGTTGTTGATGCAGATTTAAGATTGTCTGTAAAAGTAGAAAGGGCCTCGGTCTCAATAGATCCAAAATCTTTGGCCATTTCATCGGCCTGTTTGGCCAATTCGTCTAATTCGGCCTTTATTGCTGGATCAGCCTTCCCCATAATTAGATATATTGCTCTTGATCGATTTCTTCTGCTTCGTCTTCTTCTTTTTCTAACTCAATATCTTCCTGGTTTTTACGATTTTGTTGAACGGTCTTTTCAACGTCATCTAGAAGCTTCTCAATATCTGATTTGATCTTATTCAGGTATTTTCTGTTTCCGGCTGAGAGTGGGTGTGAAGTAACTTCTGCAATTGACTCAATATAGAATCGTCGCATTGCATTTTGATGTTTGTAATACTTGCTTAATACAGCGACAAAAGCATTCCAACAAATTTGAGTGATATATGCAAAAGCATTCGTATATTCAAATTTGTAGTTCTTTATGCCTGAGACAACTTTATAACATGCCGTTGAAACAAGGTCTGCTTTTACATCATCTGAATATCCTCGGAATTTTTCATGACCTGTAAGTCTTGAAGCAATTTTATAGATATATTCTCCAAGCTGATCAGACATAACTCGCTTTGCTGGATCTTTATGGCTGTCACGCCACTTCAACAACTCTGCATAAATATCGGCATTTTTAACAAATGCCTTTCGAGGGGTTGTTGATTTTGGTCGATTTGTTGTCATAAAAATTAGGCACAGGAAACCACGGGGCTTGCCCCGTGGAGGAATGTGCCCCTCCTTTCAATTAAAGTTGTTGTTCTTGCAGTTAACCTCATACAGTTTTTCTTTACATTTACTGACGGATTGATTACCTTACCTTCTAAATCAGATATGGCAAAAAATCCTGTACTTCTTTTGCCGTTGATAAAGCCAGTAACTTTCGGTGTTTGGATATAATCAAACTTTCTCAACCCAAACAATTTGCCAGTTGGTATTTTCTTTTCACTTCTACTACCTTTGGTCTGCTGGTAATCACCTTTAGCAACATGCTTCTTGAAATAGGTAGTATCAGATAACTCAACAATCTCACCTTCCTCACAGCATATTGCTACCGCATCAAAATAGTGGGTTTTAGGCAACCCTAAAATCTGTTCTCTCTTGTACTTTGTCTCGTACCCAAACGTCTCTTCAAAATTACCAAACTGCTTCTTGAGTTGATATTTTACAATACCTATCTCGGTGGCGTGTTTTGTTTTGCTTCTTGCACCCTTGATTTCAAACTCTCCGTTGTGAAGTTTCTCATGACAAGATTCACATAAAGTAATTAAATTACTTGGTGTATTTGTTCCACCATTACTTCTAAAAATAACATGATGAACGTGCAACTTGCCTTTCTTAGTCTTACATTTCCGACATTGATACCCGTCACGATGCAAGATATAAGATTTTACATTATAGAATCCTTTTTGATTGCCTTTCTTGTAATCCCATCTTTTAACATCAGGATTGGATATCTTATGGATATCAAAACTTGCTGTTTCCACTTTCCAGTTAGATACAGGTAGTATCGACTCAACAAATTTCTTTTCCCTTAGATGAGAATTAACTTTGGACTTAATGCTTGGTGCAAGTCTTCCTTCTTTTCGCATAGAAGCTCTGTTCTGCCAACGAGCTTTTCTGTATCTTGTTTTCCTCCCACGTCTGTTCCTACGATATATTTTACGCTGTTCCATCTTCTTAGAAATATCCTGCCTAATTTGTACTTCTGACTGATAAACCACTTTACCATTTGCAATGGCAGCACAACCAATAGTTTTGCTACCCGTATCCATTCCCGCTACTACTTCTTGTTTATACTCAGTGGTATCTACAAGAAGCTTAATAGTAAACGGAGTTCTTCTAATGCACTTTGCTTTGCCTTCTTTCAGTAACAACCTTGCAATTACAGGCTTTGTCGGCATCAACGGTTGTCCTTCTTTGTTTAATATATAAACTTCCATCAGTTAAATCCTCCTGTAAACAGGGTAATGCGTATTCAATGCTTCGGAGTTACATTGAAATCCGACCTCACCTCGACCAGATATGGAAAGGTTTGTCAGTACAGACACCGCTCCTACCATCACAGAGCTTTTAATCTGTACCCGAAGAGGAAAGTGCTGGTGCGACACACTTTCGTTCCTAATTTCTTTCCTATCGTTTACTAACAACCTTACCTCCTGTTAGTGGTCTGGTAACCTTGTGGCTTTCTTTCAAAAGCCACGGGGCTTGCCCCGTGGTAGGTTACATTAGTTTATATTTTTCTCTCTTTTTTCCTAAAACATATAATTAAATTATACGGCAATTCTTGGGCGGAATCTTAGGTTTTATCAACTAATTTAAGAATTCGATATCTTCTGGCCGGGTAACGAATTGATACATAAGGTTGACCGGCAACTTTATTTGAAGATGTTGAAGGAAGACCTTTTGCCGGTCCACAGGCAACTGTCAAGTTTTTAATTCCGAGTTCGGAATTTGGGTTTAATGAAACAGATACTGGGGCCTTATTGTCTAAGGCGGCGAGGGTTTCTGGCCAAGAAAAGGTATCCATTCTTTTTCCAGCGTTTGCAATTAGAGTTCCAGCGTCGGTTCCCTCTTCAGATAAATCCCAAAATACTCTAATTGTTCCTGTTCTAAATACGGTATTAGGACCAGGGCTGTCTTGGCCATTATCATCTCCTGGAACTTTTACATACTTAATACCGTCAGGATTAGTTGCATCAGAACCAGGCGATCCGCCTCGGAATTTTGCACCTAAAGTATAAGTAACTTTTACTTTAGTGTGTGGATAATATCCACCATGATCATGAGATTTTAATACCTTCGAATCTTCTTCTTTAATAAATCCTGGGGGTATTGACTCTGTAGAATCATTAGATAATGGATTAGTTTGGCCAAATTCTGGATTTGTCCAAGTAGAAGTTGTTTGAGAAACAAAGTAGAAGTTTGGTATATCTGTCAGTTCAACATATTCTTTTGAAGAATTTAACAAATGCAATGGTGCAATTGTGTTAACTAAATTAACTAATCCATCAGCGGCTATTCCTGTGGTATCTCCAGGAACTGAAAGAGAGATGATGTATTTAGGAAGAAGTGTATCTAAGTTGGTAAAAGGGTTGGTGAATGGGTTGCCACCAGGATTAGCAAGATTGATAAAGTGATCAATAAGCGGTTCAAGAAGTTCGGTATTAATTAAACCGATAAAATCACCATAAGTTGCAGGACGATTTATATCGCCCGAAACGTGGCTATTTTCAATGTCATAATAAACTAAATCAAATTGTTGATCTGTAGAGATTGTAGTTTGAGCGCCAGAGTTATATCGACCCAAGGAAAATGCAACTAGATAATAAAGAATCTTTGACAAGCTGACCGCTGAAGATGTTGTTTTATCTTCTCTTGACAGTATTGTAAACGTACTATAAAGTTCTGAGGTATTGCCAGCCGTTGGATCAATAAATGTTGAGTAATCAACAAGTGGAAACTTTTCTAGTTTATGATAGAAAGGATGTCGGTTTAGTTTTGGCATAAATTACTGATCTTCCCACCATGATGTATGATTGTCAATAGTATCCTCGGCCTCCCACCGCCAAACACCTGTATAAAAGGTTGGAAGCTTAGTTGCTTCACTTGGTGTTTCAGAAGAGGCAGATAATACAACGGCCTTTCGATTCAAATTCAATGAGGCCGCAATTTCTACGCCACCTTCGGTTGTTCCTAAATTATCAGCAAATTTTAGTTCTCGGCCTCTCCCACCAATAATTGCGCCGCCATTGCTCTTGTTAATTATATTTCCACAAGATTCAGCTTTTTCTGGTAACGTTCTATATGCTTGTGGGGTAGAACCATGATGCCAACTCGGCCAAGTTCCAGCGTCAGGCTGATATTTATTGCTTTTAATATCGTTTATATTTCCAGTAGCAATAACTGTCCAAAAATGTTTATTTGCTGTAACACTGCCACCAAATTGTTTCCAGTCTTCGGGGCCGTTATATGCTCCAACCAAAAGTGTTGTATTGGCCGTATAGGTCGTATCACTCAAAGCTTTCCAGTCTAATGTAATTTCATGAGTGTGAGGAATAGATTGGAATACTCGTCTAGAAGAAATTATTGGCATGCCAAATGGCAGGGTCATATTTGCTGTAGGCAAATTGACTTTATATGGGGAATTGCCGCAAAGATAATGTCCATGTCTAACCCCGAATACTCCAACTGATGGATTAAAGGAGCATTGTTGTTTAATGCCAACTAAATCATATATGAGATTGGCAACCTCTTCTGAATTGCCTTCTAAATGGGTTCCCATCAATGTTGCTCCAGGACCCCATAGTTTCCAGGCTCTTCTAACAATTAAAATCTGGTATAGATTTAGAAATANCTCGGAGACAATTGCTTTTGTAGCAGGAATCAGGGATTCAATCAACCCCTTCGTCAAGCACAGTTTATTGATTTTTGCATGGATATTCCCATCTGAACCACTACCAGGTAAATGCAAATCAATGATTCTTCTAGCAATATAGTCATAGATAATTGCTTTTGCATTTTCAAAGGTCAATTCTTCATCATCTAAAGAAAGCAGTTCTGTGGCAATTGTATAGTAATTGATTGGCTTAGTTTTGATGTTGGCAGACAGCTTAGAAAAATTCCCTGGGGCGTATAAAGCTTTAGTGAAATTAAGATTTTGATGGATATCAACTTCCCAGTTTCTAGTCTCTAAATTATCCAAGGCCAGTTTATACATTGTCTGAATATCAATTCGAGATGTATTAGGCTCTTGATTACGAGTATAACGCTCAATAATCATTGAACAATCAGTCAAGGATTCTGGAGTTAAAGAGGAAAGCTCGTTTAAATCCATTATGTTCATTTTATCTGTCATCTATCACTCGTTTTTAATCAGCAGTCTTGACCCAAAGTTTACTTTGTAAAATAGAAATGTCCGGACAAACCTTATAGCTTTTTTCTGAAGTACCTACAACGGGAGAAACTCTAACACCAACAACCGGGGTTGGTTCTTCAGCTAATCCACTTTCTGGGGATATCGTTACTCTATCCCATCCATCATCTTTATATGGAATGGCAACGTTTCGATTCCACCAGTTATCACCACCTAATTGTCCTTTTACGCTAAATGATACTAAACTATCTACCGGCAGCCTAGAAGCATCTGAAATAAAGCTTTGATTCTGAGCAGACATCTTCTGCTCACCCTTTGGCCCTAATATAGAAACGTCATGTGTATGATTAAGACTTGAGAAATTCCTAGTTGAAACTTCTAGCTCATCAAACGCAGATTTATTTCTAGGAGCAGTAACAATACCAGATGGATTAGAAGTAACTACGCCATCTTCTCCAGCATAAGCGCTGTTACCAAACTCAGAAATAAAACATTCTGACAATTCCTTCCATGTTCCAATTGTTGGAGCATTATCATTCAATACAACACTGCCAATAGGGATGATATTGTTTATTGCTAGTTTTGAATGCAACTCATCTAGCTCTTCTTTAAGTGGGGAAATTCGAGCACTAGCATCTGAAATAAAATGAGAATGCCAATCGGTATCTAGAAGCATTTGATAACTGATAACGGCATTATCTAAAACATCTGATAGTTGGTAATTAATAACCGCGTTTGTAAATGTTGGACAGACGTTATGGCGACTAGGATAATCTTTTGCAGTAACCCAGAAATATGTTGAAAATTCGGTAGACAGGATGTCAATTGAGCATGCATAATCTCCACTAGGAACCCCTTCTCTTGGTACTGCAACGTGGACTAATGCTAAGTCAGCAGATACCTGTGTCCAAGAATCCCGAACATCGACTTCAATGTCACCGATATAACTATATTTTAATTCATACATGGTCAAGGAACTATTTACCGCATAGAATCGGGCGGGATAATCTGATAAAAACAGAGGAAGTTCGCGATAAAAATGTGTAAATATGTTATGTTATCTAAAACCTCGATATTTTAATAGGACCAACTAATGGCTGAAACAAAATCTCTATACAATTTTATGAGCGCAATGGGATCCAATCCCGTTCGTGCAAACAATCTTTTTGAAATGTCTGTTCATCTCGGTGACCATCTGATTGGTTTGAATGTGAATGGCAAGATGCTTTCAGATTTCTTCAATGACACAATTACATTCTACGGCACTGGATTCACTCTGCCAACCCGGAGCCTTCAGTATGCAACAGTCGGTTTTAAGGGATATACGATGGATGNCCCGACTGCTATGAGAATGGGGCACGATCATACAGTTCAAATCAATGGTGATATTAAGGGCAACATGCGCCGAGGATTCCTTGCATGGCAATCTGTTTCAATGAATCCTGATATCAAGGGTTATTTTGAAGGTAGCCGAAGCTCGATTGGTGGTGGCCAAGGTTCTCAGATTAGAATTAAGCTCCTAGATCCTTCTTATGATGAGCCTCATCGGATTATTGAACAATATAATCTATTTGGTGTGACCGTCCGGAATGTTGGCGAGCAAACCTTCTCCAATACCGGTGACCAAATTGCAACATTCCCAGTTCAGTTCAATTCAACATACTGGCAATTAGATCCTAATTTCCTTGGGAATAGCAAGGACCAAGTTTTCATTGCCCAAAAATAAGATTTAA